ATTGTGTGTTGGCATACGGGACATCGTAAGATGTCCTTGCGCCCTTCGACTATCAAGGACTCGGGGTCCACATCCAGTCGGGCTTCAAGGCAGTGTGCGCGTCTCCACGCATCACAACCATTCGTCTTTACTCCTGTAGGCAACTGCCCGTATGGAGTCTCATTTAATTCCTTTGCTTTATCTGTCATATAATCACCATAATTTCTTTGGTCTGTGCTTATCCACTGCCATGCCGAGGTCCCAGTCAAGGACATCGAACACCAATTTCAATTTCTTACGCACTAACTTGTCTATAATTCCTTCGGTATCGAATGTGAATCCATCTAATTCTGATATTGACCTACATCCAACAACCTTTGTGGCTGGCATCCCTTGTGGTGTGTCACTAACGTAACACCACAGCACACTGTCACCCTGTTTGAATGGTTCATCGGATTCCATGTACCAGTTGTAGTATCGTGCAGCCCTCGCATACCCACCGGCAGTGGTTGGGTAGTGTCGCTTCGGACTATGTGATGAGGTCTCGGTGGCCTCAATATGTTTGGACAGTCGCGTACTGTATGACAGTTCATCCAATGGTATCTCATGCTTGCGTATCTGATTCACCCATGAGCGCACAAACTGTGTGACATCTACCTCGGATGCACCATCAGCAACCAACATCAACACACCCTTCTGCAATTCACGAATGGCTTTGGGTGTGCTACTATGCTTCATCTCAAATCCTGATACCTTCAACTTACCCGCGTCAGATTCAGGCCACTGTATGATTCCAGCGTATCTGTTCTTGACATCCCCACAGAACCAGTGTGGCATCCATGCTTCTGCTTCAGCAAACAGTTTGTAATTTCCAGTTTCGTGTTGGATAATGTCAGTCACAATCTGTGATACTTGTTCCATCTCATCCAATGGGCATTGGATAAACACCGAGTCGGTGTGTCCGAATAGAACTTCATACCCCATCTCGTATGCGTGGTCACGTAGTGACCCAATAGCACGACGACCCTCGGATAAGATGGTGTCTGCAATGGCTAGGTCTGCCATGCCATGCCCCAATGATTCAGCGCACAGTCCATACAGCGAAGCCATCACACGCTTGACCGCCTTCTCCAGAATCTTGTCACCACTGTCTTTCAATTTCTGTCGTTCCTCAAACAGATACTCAATGACGGATGGGAGAATGCCTTGTTGTTCTTGTTCCCAATGTGTCCCATTCAACATGGTGCGTGTAGTCTCACTGGGTTCATCCCTGCGTGTAGTCCAACACAGATTGTTGCCCAACATGATTGATGGGTACAACCCCTTGAAATCTAACACGGCTACACCGTCATGCAAACCGGCTACCGGGTCCATGACATCAGCACCTTGTAGTTGTCCTTTCTCACGGCGTCGTGTCCTGTCACGTGTGGGGAACTTGAGGTCTGTTCGACGGTTCACTAGACCACGTGCGAAGTTGCCCACTTCAAACGTGGAGGTCAATGACACACCACAGAACCGAACCATGTTGGTGAAGAACTCGGTGCAATTAAGGAACATATCAATATCATACATCAACCTAACGTCCTGCATACAGTAGTCTGTCAGTCGATAGAAATTATTGCGCCAATCATCCTCCAAATTTACCTCATCTTTACCACCCAATTCTAGGTGCTTACCGATGTTACCCAACTTGCGGGATGGGAACTGGCCGTTACCACTGTCCTTCCACACCCGTTCAAATCCTGAACCATCACTGGCCTTACACGCTGTGTCGAATACCCATCGTCCCTTGATGGGTTGGTCGTTGTATCTGTATCCGTCGTGACCATCCTTGACCTTGCGAACCTGACCCAATGGTGACAGTCGCTTGTAGTTCTTGAATCGTCTAACCATGTGTGGTATGTCAGCCCACATTGCTGCGTGGGCTATGAGCATATCAAAATCCATCTCCTCAATGTATTGGATGACGGCTTCATGCACCGCCTCTTCACTGGTGTAGATGTGTAGTGTGTATCCATCACGTTGTTCAACTTCGTATTCAGTCTGACCTTCACGCCATGCGAAGCAGACCTGTTCTTGTGTGAAGTTATCAATCGCTGCCCAACATTGTGTGAAGTCATCGTTGTCATCAGGGTTCCACTCGATGTCGAAGTAGCACTTGCGTGGAACCCACGAGGGCATGGTAGGATGGTTGTCAATCAACCATCGGTCTGTGAAAGGCACGTCGGCCTCCCACGTCTTCTCATACTTGGCTCGCTCATCATACACTTGGCCGGGTGTATCAAGAATGACCTTGCGAATCGTTTCATCATCTATACTATCGTATGTCTGGTCAAAACCAATGGTGGCCTTCGCCACATAGAAATAATGCTTGAATGCAAGGTCAGTACCCTCCACCAACTCTCCATTGGGGTCACGGTATCGCCAGTAAATGGCTTCGCCCTTCTGCCCTCGCGGGTAGAATGAATCAACTAGCATGAGTATCACTCATCGTCTTTGTCTTGATTCACGACGACGAGGAGGCATTGCTTTTCCTTGTGGTTGAATACCAATACCGAGTCATCACCGTAGTAGATTTCAGCCGTGCCTGATGGCAAGCACGATAGAACTTCAGGGAACCAAGGTCCGAACTGGGACTTGGTCACATCGTCACACGCAACATCTTGCACGTGGAACTTGTGGAACATCTGACCACTGACTGTTGTGCCAGTATGAATCACACCTTCCTTTGTATCAGGAACCACTGTGAATTGATACGGTTTGTCGTTCCCAACTACACTACCCAGTGCGGCGACCTGTGATAGGTCCTTGAGATTGATAACACCATACCCACCGAGTGGGGTGTCACCGAATGATTCCCAGTTGGATGCACCGGCATCGTTCACCAGTTTAGATGCGAGTTCCAATGACTGTGCTGAACGCACAGTGGATGTCGCTGGTAAAGAAATCGTACTGTTACCTGAAGTCAGTCGTAGTGGGCCGGTTCGTTTATCGCTGATGTCCTGTTCCAACGTCACGTTATCATCCGTGCAAGCACGGAGGAACTTCAAGACCTTGGACAGGTCTGCGATAACAATACCGCCACCCGTAGATGTGGTATTGGTATCAACAGACAAACTCTTCGTGATGAAGTGAGTGGACAATGCCACACCACCCACCAACGATGAGTCCTTCACGTCTAACCGTAGGTCCTCAACGCCCGGTCCAAAACTGGACAGGAACGCTGACAAATCTGCTCGCTTCAATGTTACTTGTGTCATAGTGACCCATCCTTTAGTTCGCTTAGGCCATACCATTCTGGGTCGCCATCCTGTCTGGTGACAGCAATGACGCGCTTCTTATTCTGTAATCCGATGTTGGTTTTCTGTTTCCAGAACTCAACGGTGAACTCCGTCTTGCCTGTTTTCTTTCCGTCATCATCTAGAACAGGTTCACGACGACACCATAGAATCTGATTCATGTTGGCGTCAGTGTTCTTCTCCCAGTTAGGTTTCCATGAACCCGTCTGTTCGTTGCGGAACACCTCGGCCTTGAGATGTGTTTCCCAATAGACCTCGACGCCACGACTCATGAGTTCACGACAGATGGCAGTCAGTTGGTGGAACCGTGTGGAACGGATGCTCCAGTTCCATTGGTTGCCGACCAATCGGTTGGGGTCGGAGGCTTCGATGCCGTCCTTTGCTTTGCCCAACTCAATGACCTTCATGTTCACAACACATACGTTATCCCACTGGTCAACTGCGGTCACAAGGAACTTCGCTAGTCGCGGTCCCTCATATCCTTCAGCGTTTTGTTCGACGGCCTGATTCACAGCCCATCGACCAATGTTCATGACCCTAGCGTGAGTGCCGGGGTAGTCATATGTGGTGCGGTCCTCGGTTGCCATCACCCAAGGGGATAGCACACGAATGTTTTCAGATTTGTCTCGATGGTATGCTGACTTACAAGCCGATGCACCACCGTCGAAATCAACGGCAAGAATGTAGTCGCCGTTGTCAATCTGTTCTTGGGTCAGACTGTCACATACAATGCCAGACTTTCCTGTGCCTTCAAAACCAACGACACCACAGAATACGTGGCTACCTTTCATCTCGCCACCGGCTGCAGTAACTTCATCACCGATGCCACCAGAGGTGGTGGGTGTTTCCACTACCACCTCCGGTGTAACTGCAACGGCAACAGGTTTCTCATCCGTGTCACTTACTTTGTTCTCTTCTTGTTTTACTGCGTTAAATCCACTCATTATTTTTCACCTCAATCAAATTGTTCTGCGTTGGAGTCGCCACCATCAGCCGCAGGTACTACGAACCGAGGAACAGCGAACACACCAAACGCATTGACTTGTGGCACTTCACCACTGTCTGTAGCACGAACACCAAGACGACCAAACACCAGCACAGTTGAGCGCTCGGCGTAGGCCTTCCAATTTGCACCATCATTGTATTCAAATGCATGACCATTCTCTTTCAAGTTGCCAGAGATACGCACGGATACTTCAGAACGTAGCCCACTGGGGTGTTCCTTCTGCAAGTCCCATGATGTCAGACGAAGGTTGTACACCTTGCCGGTTTCATCGTAGTCGTTGTCCCATCCTTCCTTAAAGAGGGATGTGACCTTACCCTTGACAATGGTTAGTGGCCCTACCGGATTGATACCCGGCACTTCCTTCATGTTTCGCTGGTAGTATTCAAGCAAGTCCGGTAGTGCAACGTGGTGCTTATGGATGGCTGGATTGACACCGAACTTCTCCGGTGCAAGTTGCGCTCGCACATCTGTATCTACAAAGTCATCCGTGTACTGAATCTCGTTAGCCCAATTGCGTGGGACTCGGAGGATGTCAGCGAAGTCGGGGTTCACATTCTCTCGGTTGTTTGGAATCACCTTGAGTCGGCACGGCTTCCACATGGTAGGAGTCGCATCAATGACTGACGAATCCAATCGCCAGATTGTTACTTCCGTACCAAAATCTGCTTCGCTATTGCCGAGGAAGTAGTAGTAACGACTCTTCAATACGGGTCGAATCGGGTCGCCCTTTGAATCGTAATCACCAGTCTGAAGAATAGCAATGGGGCCGTTCGCGGTATCCCATAGGAACCAAGGTTCCTCATTTTCAGGTTCTTCCGTGTCGTGTAGTCCATCTGCTTTGCGTAGATGCCATGTGCCATTCTGCTTTACACATTCAGCAACCAGTCCGGCTTCGACAGCCTTCCCCGGTTCCTCAAGGTATGCAGCAACGGCTTGGTCGCGTAGATTCTTGCGCTTGTCACGCCACTTACCATCTACACCGACCAACATACCAACATAGTTCACCGTCTCAAACGATGAACCTCCACTGCGGCGTTGGACTACGAATCCTTCGCTGGCTTCAAGCAGGAAATCTTCATCCTCATCTTGCCAGTTTTCCACAGCGTATTTGTCGGACAGATATTGTACGAACTTCTGTCTTGCGTCGTCAAGGGTGATGCCATTTGCATCAGCGTATCCTTGGAGGCGTTCATTGACGCCTTCGGGCCATTCTTGTGTGTCTTTCTTTGGGAAATCCATTTCTATTTCACTCCTTTATTTTTTTTGTATCCTTCAGTTTCGCTACGAAGTAGTCGTAGTATGCATCATCCCCTGCGGGCCATGTATGCACACGTTCTACGAACTCCCCCCACGTCACTAAAAAGGAATAGTACTGGTCAGGTGTCAAGCCCAACGAATATACATTGTCTCTCAATTGCTTCATCACATACAATCTTGGGAGACCTTTGGCTGCGACCTTTCGCAACTCGGTAGATAGTGATTGCCATTCACCCGCCGCAATAGATAGTGCGGGGTCAGCAAAGTCAGCCTGTTCAATCAACAGACGTTCTTCCAATGCTTCATCATTTTGAGGCAATGATTGTAAGATGTCTATTGCACTACGCAAGTCACCATTACAGGTCTGATTTAGATGTTTGAAATGTTCATTCCAAGGTTGTGGTAATGATTCTTGGTCAGATATGTAACAGAATAATTCATCTGCTGCATCATCACTTGCACGACTAAATCTATATGTCATACAACGTGACTTGAGTGCATCGGTAATGGCTGACTCATCATTGGCTGTTAGAATGAACAGCGTTTGGTCAGTGCATTGCTCCATCGTATTTCTCATTGCTTCCTGCGCTTGCTTGGTTAGACCATCGGCCTCATCAAACAAGATTACTTTACGTGCTGTTCCCATGCCACCTTGTTGTGCAATCATCTTGACCTGATTCCTAACGAAATCTATTCCTCGGTCATCAGATGCATTGAATGTCACATAATTGATGGGGTCGAACCATTCACCAAGCATATGTCGTGCCACTACACCGGCTGCTGTTGTCTTGCCAGTGCCGGGTGGCCCAACCAATAGTATGGCTGCTGGATATTCACCCCGTTCAATCCATTCCTCACAATCAGCACGAAAATCTGGACATCCAACCATTTCATCAATCGTTGTTGGCCGGTATCGTTCTCGCCATTGAATCGTCATCAACATTTGTGATTGTTGTGGAGGATATAAAAGAACCATCATCAATGTCGGTCACTAAACGCAGCACGTCGCCGTGTTTCCACCGTCTGGGATACGATTTGAGGAGATATTGCATTCGTTCCATCCCATCACGGTCATACACCAATTCACGTATGGGCCATAACAAGTCTATGATTTGTTGTATGCCATCGTTGTTCTGCACACGCCGTGTAGATATACCGTGTCGTGATTCCATCCACCGCATGAACAGTGGTTCGTTGCGCCGTGTGATAGTTACCCCTCGGTTCACTTGGTATCCAATGGGTGTATCCGGTGCGA